GGCTGGCACGGCAGCACAACCAGCTTTGTCGATCAGGGCGGCATGAATGAGCCCGAACTGATCAAGTGTGAAATCATCGAAAATCCAATGGGTTTGCTGTGAGGGTGGAATGAAGAAAATTTGCTCGATCAAAGAATGCGAGAGCCCTGCCGTTTCTCGTGGATGGTGTGCAAATCATTATCAACGATGGAAGCGCTACGGGAATGCTATGCGCCCTACGAAGAAGGTGGGAGAGCAAAAATCATTTGTTCTTAATGTTGCGCTGAAACATGACGGCAGCGATTGCCTAATCTGGCCTTACAGAAAGAACCATAACGGCTATGCAGTGGCTGGGTTTGGAAATGGTCCAATTCGCGTATCTCGCTTTGTTTGCCAGGCAGCAAATGGCGAACCGCCAGATAAAAGATATGAGGCTGCACATACTTGCGGCAATCGAGCTTGTGTTTCAGCGGGTCATCTGAGGTGGGCCACGCCCAAAGTTAATCAGGCCGACAGGTGGGAGCATGGAACTGAACCAAGGGGCGAGAAGAACTCATGTGCGAAGCTATCTGAGAATGACGTTCGTGAGATCAAGAAGCTATTGCCTTCGATTGAGAAAAAGGTGCTCGCAAAGCGTTTTAATGTAAGCCCAACAGCCATTTGGCACATAGAGACCGGAAGAAATTGGGGGTGGCTGGTATGAACCACTTTGCAGCGTACGCACAGCCAGTTCCAATGGGGTACCGTGTGATGATCCGATTTGCACAGCACGGACGCCCAAAGCCAGTGATGGACAAAGGCGATAAGCCAAAAGTGTTTCAAACCAAGCTGGAAGCCACTGAGGAGGCGCTCAGGCACCTTCTCGCATACATGAACACGGAATACCTGAGGTGTGGTGAATTCGCTTCCACGGCCAAGAATGAGGCAGAAGCGCTATTCCCATCACTTAAGCCGATCAGGAAGAACGGCAAGGTTATTCCAGTCGAGCGGAAGAGGGCGGCGGCATGAGTGAGCGAGCATATACTGTTTCGGAATTAGACGCCCTTCGTTCGGCGGTTGAGTACAAGTGGCTGTTTGGCAGCTACACGCCGCAAAGGCATGAAAGTGGCATAACGTTTGGCCGCTCTTACAAGGAAAGTGAGAAAGCAGCATGTGTTGAGGAGTTGGTGCGCACTCACATGATGGCTGGTCATACAGCCGAAGACCTCTATGCTTCGGAGGCGAGTGGAGGATGACATTACCCAGACTATACTTAGATCTTGATGGCGTGATGGCTGACTTTGACGCTTACTTCCCGGCTCTGTTCGGTGTTGATCATCGAGGGATGGCTGATGATGCAATGTGGGCGACAATCAACGCTCACCCGTCATACTTCCGAGACATGCCACAGTGCCCCGGTGCGAAAGTATTCTTCGATAAGATCGCATGGCTAAACCCGATCATTCTGACTGCCTGCCCGAAATCGAACTATGCGCCGGTGGCGAGACAAAAACGGGCATGGGTGAGAGAGCATCTGTCAAAGACATGCGACATACTTCCGGTGATGGGCGGGCGCAATAAGCCGCTCTTCATGCATTCACCAGGCGACATCCTGATTGACGATTTCAAGGCCAACACAAAGGCGTGGGAAGAAGAAGGCGGCTTTGCGATCCTGCATCGGGATTTCGGCACCACACGCGATAAGCTGGAAGGCGAGATAAGGCGCAGAAAGCGGTTCAGAGATGGCTAGACACCCTTGCGATATCTACCGTGTAGCCCGCCAGTGTGGCGTCATCCTACGGGCAAGCTGTGACCATTCACCGACAAGCCGGAAGGCAAGGGAATGCTTCTGTAAGCCAACACTGAGGGAAATAGGACGAGAGCACGGCGAGGATCATCTTCGCCTTGTTCTGCAGTTGATGGTCGGCACCCGTCAAAACTCGATGGAACTGTACGCTGACATGATCAAGGCTGTTTCATCGGTGATCGTGAGAACTCCGGAGTTGGTCAAGAGACGGACGTTGCTCGATGACTTCGACGCCATTGACCTCGGTAGCCTGCGCAGAAAGGCAAAGGCCATGAACTGCGGAATGCCGACAACCCATGTTTTGCGTGTGCTTATCTCGGTGCGTTTCTATGAACCCATCCAAGGCGACCTTTTAGAATGGCTGGAGGCAGCATGAATTACCAAGCATGGACACACAAGGACATAGAAGCCCGCGTTCTTGAAGCTGCAGACACATTGATGTTGATGCCTGGTGAGAAAGGGCCGACATGGGCAGCCGGAGCAATGCCGAACACAAAGCCCGATAACTTCAATATGGGTTACGGTGCCGCCCCGGCGCGTTACAAACGCCGCCCAGAAGCCTCAGCAATCGACCGGATGTATCAAACTTGGGAGTGGGTGAATGCTCTCGATACCGAAGCAGACCGCAAGCTTTTGTATGGTTGGGCATATGTGAAGACCCGACGAGGCATGAAACTCAGTCGATTTGCATCAGAAAACTTGATGAATGATCGAAAATTGAAAAGGAAAATTGATGAGTTATGTCAACGTATAGCGAACGAACGCAACCGATTGTATCTCGTTCGGTTTACAGACGGGCTAGACGTTGTGTCCGAAAACGATCATAACTCACATCAACAAACGGTATCGTCCGAGAGTTGCGTTCGTGGACCAAATTACTTCATGACGCCGGACGCTAAGCCCAGAAACATCCCTTCTCTCAGAGAGAAAATGAAACCCGCTGCTTAAGCGGATGGGCAAGAATAAGCGGGTGCAAGTAGCAGGCAACCGAATGTCCAACCGGTTGCCGGGAGGTGCAAATCCTTCCACAGCGCCAAATCGGGTTTGGACCTTTGACGCTCCCGAATGGAGGCATCAGTTCGACGGACTGGTTAGCTGACCTGTAGATAAGCGCAAGGTGACGGGCGGAGAGAGTGCCGCACAGTTTCGAGCAATATGCAAAAACTGCATAATGCTTTTCAGCCCCGCCTAGTGCG